TGATTTTTTACAAAATTGATATTTATAGTTGAAGAATTAAACTTATTGGAGATTAAAGATGCCAGAACTATTAGATCCTTCTGAAATAATGTTCACACCGTTTGAACCGAAAACGAAAAATCGGTACATCATGTATATTGAAGGGATACCAGCTTATCTCATAAAAACTGCTAATAGACCTTCAATAGCTTTTGAAACTATCGAACTTGACCACATCAATGTTAGACGATATGTTAAAGGTAAGGGAGCATGGGAAGAATTAGAAATTACTTTATATGACCCTGTAGTTCCGAGTGGAGCACAGGCAGTTATGGAATGGGTTCGTTTATCTCACGAATCAGTAACAGGACGAGATGGTTATACAGACTTTTATAAAAAGGATGTAACTATCAATGTATTAGGACCCGTTGGTGATAAAGTAGAGGAATGGACATTAAAAGGAACATGGATTGTAAATGCTAACTTTAATGATTTGGATTGGTCAAATACTACAGACCCGGCAGATATTACACTTACATTAAGATACGATTACGCAATATTACAATTCTAATAAAATTTTAATAAAAAAAGGAGTTAATTATGGCAGTCATAGCAGATAAAGCTTGGTGGAAATCAAAGACTATTTGGACATCAGTAGTAGCTGGTGTTGTTGGAGTGGCACAAGCAGCAGGTGTTATAGATCAAGTACCTGAATTAGTTTGGCAGTTACTTGCAGCATTTGGTTTGTACGGAGTTCGTGACGCTGTTGGAAAAGCATAATTCCACAGTAAGATAATGATTTAAACTGGGGATATTAAAATCCCCAGTAAAGTTTTATAATTGGTTATGTTGTATAGGTTACTAAAAACTATTCAATAAAAATTACAAAGGAGAAAAAACATGGCAGAAGAAAAACGCCAATTTCCTACTGAAATGATTAGTTTGCCTTCAAAGGGATATTTGTATCCAGAGGACAATCCATTATCAAGTGGGGAAATAGAAATTAAATATATGACTGCAAGAGAAGAGGATATTTTAACATCTCAAAATTTAATACAGAAAGGTATTGTATTAGATAAATTATTAGAATCACTTATTGTTTCTGATGTAAATCATGATGATATTTTACTGGGTGATAAAAATGCTATATTACTGGCAGCAAGAGTACTTGCTTATGGAAAGGAATATGAATTCGAATATACTGATCCAAGTAATGGAGAATCTAAAATAGAATCAGTAGATTTAACTACATTTGGATCAAAAGAGGTAGATTTCAAAAAATTTACTAAAGGTGTTAATGAACATGAGTTTCAATTACCTAGTTCTAAAAAAGTGATTACATTTAAATTCGTTAGTCAGGGAGACGAAAGAGCAGTAGAATCTCAGTTAAAAGCCTTATCAAAGATTTCAAAAGATATTGTACCTGAAATTACAACTCGTCTTAAACAACAAATAGTAGCAGTCGATGGAAATCGTGATACAGCAGTTATTAATAAATTTGTAGATAATGAGTTGTTATCACGAGATTCACTTGAATTTAGAAGGTATCTTAATACCGTAACTCCTGATGTAGATATGACTTGTGTTATTACTATGATTGATGGTTCAGATGAGGAGATAACGGTCCCTGTGACCGTTCAGTTTTTTTGGCCTGACGCCGGAGTTTAAACCAGAAATACATAGTCAGATATTTCTACTATGTTATCACACTAAAGGTGGGTTTACATTCGATAATGTATATAATATGCCCGTCTATCTAAGAAAATACTATCTAAAACGCCTTGAAACTCAATTCAAAGATGAAAGAGAAGAATATGAGAAGGCTCAAAAACCAGCTAAACGACCAAATATTCGAAAGTAGTTATATTTTTTTATTATTAGATATTTATTAACAATAGGAAAATAGGAGTTTTATAGCATGCCTAATTATATAATTAAGGAAGAAAAACAACTAAATGAATTTATCAGTTCCTTTTTTAATTGGATTGGAAAAAGAAAAGGTAAAAAGTTGGCCAACCATCTAAAAAAGGATCCACAGTTAACCAAATGGGTTAATGATGGAGATGAACTTGCTGATAAAATAGCAAAACATATGAGAGCTAAAGCTAAAAAAGATCCTGCATATAAAGCATCAATGAAATCTGTTCAAGATTTTATAGACAAATAATTTAAAACAACTATTTTCATAGTTTCGATTCTAATCACATAAAAATAAAAGTGCCGGGGATATAAATGGCTAATTTAGGTATTCTTGAAAAAGAACGAAAGTTAAGAAAAGATCTTATTGAACTCGAAAACCAACTTCAGGCTGCCGAGACTAAGGGAGATAAGGCAAGACAAAAAGCCTTGGAGAAACAGATAGCCAGTAAAGATAGAGAAGTAGAACTTCATAAAGTCAATACTGTAGAAGCAAAAGAATCTTTAAATATAGGCAAACAAATTGTTAGTAATGGAAGAAAATGGAATAATACATTAAAAGGTACTTCTGGTATTGTAATGGGTGTCCAAAATCTAATGGCTGATATAGATATTTTAGGATCTAAAAACGATAAGAGGTCAAAGAAGCTACTTAAACATTATACTGGGTGGGTTAGTTTAACTGATGATGTATTGAGAAATTTTGAGTTGATGGGAACAAGTGAATTTGTAAGTCTTAATGTAAACTCAGAAATTTTAAAGGCCCAACGATTAATTTCATCTGAAAAGGACGCTGGCCGTAAAGCAGATTTAGAGATGCATATTGAAACTCTTCGACATTTAAAGGATCAACAAGATTTATATAAAGGTATTCATGATACTGCAGGAGAAGCAGCTAAAGTGGCACTTGCGCCATTATCTGCTGTTCAAAGTGCTTTAGGACAAGTTCCAGTTGTAGGTAGCTTATTTTCAAAAATGTTTGATTTAGAGGGAATTCAAGAAAACTTGACTAAAAAAATAGCTGATAGTATGAAAGGTGGATTTGATACAGCAGAACCTACGGTTTATTTTGATAATATAAGTAATAGATGGAAAGATGTTAATACAAATGCATTTGTAACTACTAAACATGGTGAAGAACAAGATAAAATATATAAAGGTCATGTTAAGAGTATGAAAACACAGGCCATGTTAGGTAAAGCTCGTATTGCAGTATTAGGTGTTGCACTCGCCCTGTGGGCAAAAATAGGTAAATACGCAATGGATACTGGTTTGAGTTTACAACAAATTGCTACACTTGGACCACAACTTATAATTAATTCACAAGCAGTAGAAGCATTCGCAGATGAATTTGGAACAGTAGGAGAATTGAGTACTGGACTTGCAATTGATTTAAGAAAACAAAGAGCTTTATATGGAGCTCAAGAAAAAGATGTTGCAAAACTTCTAAAATTACAACAAGGAATGACTGGAGCAACTAAGGAACAAATAGTATCTGATTTACCAGGAATGTATAAAGACGCTAGAAAGGCGGGAGTTTCACCAGCTAAACTTATGGAAAATATGGCAGGTAGTTCTGAATTTATGGCTAAATATGTTGGTGGTAGTGTTAAAGAAATGGGAGCATTTGCTATACAGGCTGCAAAAAGTGGAGTAAGTTTACAATCAATAGAAGCGTCCATGAAAGGGGCACTGGATTGGGAAACTTCAATAGGTAAAGAGATGGAAGCTTCTATGTTATTGGGTAGAGAGATTAACTTAGATAGATTTCGTCAATTAAGTTTTGCTGGAGATGCAGAAGGAGCAATGGCAGAACAACTTAGAATTTTGAAATCTTTCGGACCATTAGAGAATTTAAGAATTGACCAGAAAGAAATGTTAGGTGATTTATTCAATACAGAATTTAGTCAAATAGTTTCAATGCAACGAGAACAAGATATATTGAATGAAGCAACTTCTAAACAAGCTGATTTTTGGACAAAAGCGCAAGGTTCATTATTAACTTATGGGGCAAGTTTTATGGGAGTTATGCCAACATTATTATCAATGGGTAGTCAATTGGCGATGATATTTGGTCCGAAAGGAGTAGGTGGAGCCATAAAGGCATTAGGTGGACATCTTGCAACTGCTGGAAAGGCAATGGGTAGATTTGCATTGAAAGCTTTAGTGGGTGCAGGTAATTTATTAATAGGGGCAGTAATGGGAATATGGAAAGCTTTTGCCATGATACCATTTGGTCTTGGGATTCCACTTGCAATAGGAGCTGTTGCAGCATTATATGCATCTTATTCTAAGGCAAAGTCTAAAGCACCAGGTAAAGCAATGGGTGGTCCAGTTCAAGGTATGAGTCCATATATGGTAGGTGAAAGGGGACCAGAACTTTTTATACCAGCGACAGGAGGAAATATAATTCCAAATAATAGATTAGCAGGTGGAACTGCAGACCGTGTTTATGGTGATACAAGTAAACAAGATGCCAAATTTGATACTATGATAGGACTTTTACAACAGGCAAATACTGATAGAGTTTCTGGAACTAAAAAACTTGGTGGACAATTTGAATATGGAATGGGGCAACGCTAATGGGTATAATAAAACTAACACAAGATTTAGAAAATTTTAAATGGACTGATTACAGTAAAGTAGGAACACCACAATCATTTTATGATGGTCATTCTCAAGTTGTAACAGGACAAAAGAAATTTGATAGACCAGATAAACAGGCATTAGCAGATATGGAAAGTAAGTTTGGTCCTTTTAATACTCAACCAGGTAGTAGAGGTCCTTATAGTGTAGCAGATTATATGTATGGAAGAAAACAAGGACGAGGATTTACCGCACCAGGACAAGCACCACTCGGATTTATAGTCGATATGGAAAGTTTAACTGGAGGAGTTACTTCTCAACTTGATATAGATGGTAGTATATCACTTACACCACTATCTTATGTAGTTGCGGGTGTAAATTCATCATTAGATTATGGTGTTGTTCCAGAAAAAACAATTGATATTATTCCAGATGCACACGGGGCATGGGGAGTCAATGTATTACCAATATCTACTTATACCAGTAGAATTTTATCACGAGAAGAATTAGAAGATTATACAAATGCTCCAGTTGGTGGACGGGGTGTTAGTTATTATGGTAGATTAGAATCATTATATAATAAGAATTCTATGTTTCAAAAAGAAGATGGAACTTATTCAACTCCGATAGGACAATCCACCATACCAGGTAGTCAATCTGAATTTCAGAATTTTATGGAATATGGTGGAAGGGGAATTCAGAGAACATTTATAATACCTGCAGCATACCCAGAAAATACTTCGGCATATACTATTGATAGTCAACTTGGGTGGTCACATAGTAATAAATTTCTTGAAACATCTGGAACACCTTGGAGCAATTTACCAAGTGAGTGGATACAAAATAAAACTACACGTCACGAAGTTCCATGGACCCAAGCAGAAATAGAAGCGGGATGGCTCATAAGTGATGCAGAAGGAGATAGTAGAGAGAATTCTTTCAAGGAAGTGTATACAACAACTCAAACAATAGTTCATCCGATACAACCAATTAATCTTCATAGTGTACCAAATTATAATGCACCAAGTTGGTTAGAACTTCAATTTTTAACAAGTCATGAAGATAGTAATGGAGTGTGGCCATATCATACACTTGGATTTACAGGAACTCATCCACTTGTTAAAAAAGAAATTGGAGATAGAATTCCAATTGGTGTTGGCCAAGATTGGATGGCATTACAATCATTGAAAACGGCAGATGATACAACCAGAATAAATAAGTGGTTAGAAACACCAAAAGGTAAAGCATGGCAAGAGAAACAACACGTATTACAATTTTTAAATCCACGTGAAGAAACAAGAGATTGGAGTAGAAGTAATTTAATTCTTTCTATTCCACCACTTTTTCACGCTACCCGGCATTGGGGTGGTGAGACTTATATGGATAAGGGAGATTTTGGACCAATATTTGAAGGTGATCCACCATCTGATGACCCGACTATGGGTTCTCTAACAAGCGGTGCTATGTCAGCATTGGGAGAAAAAATAGGAAAGTCAGAATCTTGGAAAAAAATGTCGGGAGAAGTATCAAAGATTACGGATCCCGTTGGTAACTGGGCATCAAGTTTTGCGGGTGCAGTAGCTGGATCTGGGGTTGGTAAGTTTTTTGGTAAAGCTGGATCAATTATTAATGAAACACAAGTTAATTTTAATACAGAAGGTGGTAGATTAACATTTTTACTTGGTAAAATGGTTTGGCATCCACCCGGTGAAAAATTAATTGGAGGAGCTTTTTCTGTAGCACTTACAAATTTAAGAAGTTCACGAACACCATTTGGAAGACCACCTAAAGTCCCAACTCAAACTGTTTTTAGTCAGAGAGGCGCCTTTGGAAAAGGAAAGGCAAGTGAAGATGTATTAGGATTAGCTCCAACTGAAGGGGATGGAGCTAAAACTTTACAAAAATATAAAACTCTTGCTTATGGCGACCTCCCCGGACTTAAAGAAAATAGGGGTAAGTATGATGTATATGAAGGATCATTATTATCTCCAAGTGAAATACTTGGTGAGAATATTGAAATACCCCTTAGAGAATCGATGAAAAGTGTTAGAATTGGTACTCCAGAACATTATATGGCTGGATTTGAAGGTAAAAGGGTACAAGGTCAAAAAATCGTTAAAGGAATAGGACAACAAGGAAAACAAGCAGGTTTAACAACAGTGGTAGATGATAAGACAGATGGAGCCGATTTAGGAGTAATTAAAAAAGATGTTGGATCAAAAATTAGTGGTCAAGGTTATAAAAGTATGGCCACAGATAAAATTAATATACATCCATATGGAACAGATTTACCAGACACTGTAAGTGATTTTATAAAATTTAAATTTAAGGATATAGTAAATAATAAATTTATTGTATTTAGAGCAATTTTAAGTGGTATATCAGATGCAATTACTCCTGAATGGAGTGGAACACAATATATAGGTCGTCCAGATAAAGTTTATGTTTATAAAGGAGCAGAGAGAAAAGTAAGTTTTAATTTTGAGATATTTCCCAAAACTAAACAAGAGTTTCCTATATTGATGGAAAAATTAAACTATTTAATTGGGTTATGTTATCCAAGTTTTACTAAAGGTAATAGAATGGTAGCCCCATTTATAAATTTAACTATTGGTGATATGTTTAAGGATACTCCAGGATTTCTTGACAGTTTGAGTATAGATGTTGATGATACTGGTACTTGGGAAATAGAAGATGGATTACAATTTCCAAAACATATTACTTGTAATTGTAGTTTTACTTATGTTGGTAAGTATTTACCATCCACACTTGGAAAACATTATGAATTAAATTGGTTAACCGATGCAGGTTGGACATCTAAAAATGCATATACATCGATGGGAACTTTTCGATTAGGAAGTGGCGGTGATATTGGAAAAACAGTTCCCCCACGGAGAACTGAACCCATGAGTAAATTATTTGAGGGTAAATAACCACCCCAATCCATTTAATCCAGTGACAATATTTCACTCACATAAGGAATAGAATATGCCAAGTAGATACAATTATACAAAAACAAAAAGAAATGAATTAGGTAAAAGAGTTTTTAAACCAACTATGTATCCTCGTATTCCAATTAGGGATAGTGATATTTTCATATATCCTAAATTTGGTGATAGATTAGATAATCTTGCACAGAAGTATTATGGTAATGTTTCTCTTTGGTGGATTATAGCAAAAGCAAATAATTTAGATGCTGCGCATATTGGTCTTGAAGTTGATAATCAAATTAGAATTCCAACAGATATCCAACCTATTTTACAGAAATTAAAAGAAATGTCATATTAAAATGATTACTTTATCCCCGATAAATAAAGATATACGAGAAACTCTTGATAAAAAGAGTGCTATGCTTAAGTCTGGAGCGGGCAAGAACATATATAAAGGTGATGATAATAAATGGGGAACATCAGCGATAAATGGACCAGTTACTAAAGACGGAAATATACAAAAGAATTATATGTTTTCAAGAACACCATTTTTAAGAATGGTTTCTACTGTACCTAAAGATGCGAATAATGAAGCTGTTATTTTATTAGGGGGAGAATTAAGTCCATTAGGAAGATTACGATCAGGGTTTGCAGATAGAGAAGCACCTGTAAATGAAAAAATTAGTAGTGATAAAAAATTAGATTATAAAGGGTTATATTCCCAACCAGATAAAAATCTTACAGATGATATTCCTCATAGACCAATAGCCGGAGTAAAAGATATATCAATAGAGTATAAAGGTGGTGGTATGAGATTAGGATCAACAAGAACAGCAGATATAAGTTGGACTTGCTGGAATTATTCAGATTTAGATAGGT